CAGCGCGTCCAGAGCTTGCTTGGCCTCTTCCGCCTTTTGGAAAAGCTCCTCGACCTCATCGCCTTCAATAATGCCCTGGTTCAAAAATTTCTGCAGGTCGCGGTTCGTGGTCACGTATTCCACGAACGCGCTCTTCAGATCTTCGTTTCCGCCGGTGCTGGCTTCAAAGTTCTCATCCGTTCCGCGCACTTCTTCAGGATGATTGTTCCGCCGGTCCTGCGCCCAGGCAAACGCGGAGGCGATCAGCGTAACCGCCGAAGCCGCGATGGCAACCTCGCCAACCGTCAGCGTCAGACCTGTGGCTGCTTCGCCTGACACACCTCCCAGAAGTCCGCCGAGGCCACCGGCACCCTTCAGGATTGCGATCTGGCTGGCGAACTGCGTGATACTCCCGATCATTCCAGCCGCCTTGCCGCCGATCCAGAACGCCGCCAAAATCTCCAGCGCATCCACGACGTGCGTCATGTTGTCTTCCGTGAACCACTGCAGCACGTCCACCAGGCCGCCCATGATGTTCCCGATTGCCTGCACGGTCGGGTTATCGCTCTCTTTCAGTTGTTCCGCCAGTTCTTCGAGTTTCTTCAGTCCTGTCTCGATCGCCGTCTTGACGGTATCAAACGTGTCTATGATGTTCTTTTCCAGTTCCTTCAGCGCTTCTTCCCGCTCTGCGTCGGTCTCTGCGTTGAAGTATTTGCTCAGCGCGTCCAGGGCGCCGTTCACGTTGGTCATGATGTCCAGCGTGATGGTGCCGAAGCCGGCCGCAAACTGCTGCTTCAGATCGGCCCATTTTGTCTCGATTTCCGTCAGCCTGACCCAGACGTCGTTCATGGTTTCAAGCTCGCCTGTATCAAGCCCGTAGCCTTTCTCGTCGTATGTCTTCAGCATCTCCTGAACGGTTTCCCAGTTATCAATAAACCAGGACACGTTCGTGGCCTGTTTGCCTCCGAATACCTGCTCGTAAAGAGAGTCGACCTTTGACGGGTTCGTCTTCTTCAGCTCGGCCATCTTCTCCAGCACAAGCAGCGTATACTGGAGCTTGTCCGTATAGTTCGTGCCGGAGATGCCCAGGGCGTTGGTCAGCAGCTTTTCCTTTTTGTCTCCGCTCCAGTTGACCTTCTGGATGATGGTCATCAGATCGCTGAGCGATTTGCCGCCGGACATAGAGAGCGCTTTTTCGATGCGCTGCACCTGGTCCGCCGTCGTTCCGTAGGCGTTTGCCAGATCCGTCCAGTTGTTGGCCTTCGCCGCCGTCTCGGCGACCATTGTCCAGATCTCGCCCACAATGCTCTTGATCGTGTCCAGCATCCCGGTAAAGATGCCCTCGATGCTGCTTGCCACCGTGTCGCCGACGCTGGCCAGGTTTCCGATCGTATCGCTGACGGCCTTGGCCGCCACAGTAGCCGTGTCCGCGTCTCTCGCCAGCTCCTTGAAGCCGTCACCAACGCCTTCCAGCTCGTTCTTCATGTTTGCCAGGGCGGCCCGGCTCTCGTTCAGCTTCTGCTCGTACTTCGCCACCGCGTCCGCGTTGTCGCCGTACTTTTCCTTGACCTCCTGCAGGGCTTTCGCGTTCGCCTTGACGATCTTCTCCTGCTCGGCGATCTGCTTCTGCAGGTTCTTGGTCTTGACCTCCGCCTTCTGCTGTTCAGTGGCGTTTTTGCCCAGTTCCGCGGTCTCTGCCTTCAGTTCGCTCCGCAGGGTTTTCAGGTTCCGCTGCGCTTCCTTGATTGAGCTGGAGTATTCCTTCTCCCCCTCCAGGACGATCCTTTGTTTGATGTCGCCGCTCCCGGCCATCCCTGCCACCTCACAGTCCCATTCTCTTTTTGATCTTCCCGCCGGCCAGCTTGACGTCGTACTTCATCCGGATCGTGTACATGTCACGGATAAACCCGGGCATCATCCGCCTGGCGTCCTTTACGCTGATCCCGGCGATGAGCGCGTACCCGTAATACTCACGGACCCGCGTCCCCCGCCGGTTCTTCAGTTTTTTGCCTCAATCTCCTGCATATAAACGTCGAAGACCTCGTCGTCGGCTTCCTCGCCTTCGTTGGTCTCGCTTTTCATTCCCTCTTCAATCGCCGCCCGGATCGCCGCTCCGATGCCGTTCAGCGCCGTCAGCCGGAGCCGCATCAGTTCGTCCCCGGTCACGGTTTCCTCTTTGCCTTCATAGGCCAGCTGCGCGTTCGCCAGGATCCGGAAGATCTTCCGGATCGTCTTGCTGCTCCCGCTTTCCCGCAGCTTCTCAAACATTTCCTTCAGGCCGCCGAACTCGTCCTCGATCATTTCCATCGCGTACATGTCCATCCGCAGCCCATACTCTTTTTCCCCGATCTTCAGCTTAACCATGATCCTCTTCCTTTCCTTTCACGCAAAAAGCCGGGGCGGAGGCGCAACACACCCCCGTCCCGTTGTTTCTTTAGGTGATTCCGCCCTTGGTCTTCAGCCAGGCCACGGCGTCGGACTCGCTGCTCTTCCGGCAGATCGCGAAGTACACCACCGGGCCGCCGTTCGTCAGCTGCACGCCCATCGCGGTGCCGTTGACAGACTCCGTCTGGAAGTCCACGTTCTCGCCCTTGGTGGTCGTGCTGTCGCCGTCCTTGGAGAACTGCACCTTGTAGAACCAGTAGCACTTGTAGGTGATGGTTCCCTTAAAGCGCTCCTTCCGGTAGAATCCGCAGCCGACAAAGCCGGACGCGGCCTCCGTGACCAGCAGATCCGCGCCGCTGGCGGTGCTCTCCGCCACGTAGCCCAGGAACGCCTTCTCCAGGGCGTCGGTCATGTTCGCCAGCTCCAAACCGAGCGTCGCGCCCGTCATGCTGTTCTCGCTGTCGATCATGTGATCGTCCGCGTGGAACTTCACGTCCTGGCGTTCTTCGCCTACATCGGCCCGGATCATGTAGTCCGCCAGCTGCACGCCTGTGCCGTAGCTGATCGCGCTGCCTTCGCCGCCGCTGGTGTAGGGCGCGTAGGTCAGGCACTTGATCCCGATTTTCGCCATGTTGTTATCCTCCGTTCAGTTGTTGAATCAGTTCGTCGCTCTTTGCCTGCATGGCGCCGGCGACTACTTCCTGCATTGTTGATTTGTGTCCCGTGATGAACTTGTCACCGGTCTTCGCCGTCCGGCGGCCTCCGCGCCCATAGTTGATCACGAAGGCCTTGGTCGCGTTGCTGATGCCTCGGCTGTCTTCCCCATGCGGGTAAACCTCCACGGATCCGCTCCCCAGATCTTCGCGATATTTGCCAGGCGCCACGCTCGCCATCATGCTGCCGGTCACGACGTGCCTGTACTGTTCAATGTCCTTCCGTGTTTCCTCCACGCAGGCCTCCGCGCCGGCCATGACGACCAGCCGGATGGAATCCCGGCTCAGCCTGGTCAGCACGCCGTTGATTCGTTCCATGCCGTCGTACTCGATCATGTGCGCCATCAGGTCATCACTCCCCCGCGGGTGTGTTCGGTGTCGGTGCCGGTTCCTGCCACTGCAGCGGCCCGTACATGATCAGCGTCCACCACCAGTGGATCTTCCCGATCTGGTAATCAAACTCGCGGTTGTTCGTGTGCGTCAGGTCTATCACGCCGTCGTCCTCCAGCGCTTCCAGTTTGCCCTGGATCAGCGCGGGATATCCGTCGCTGTCGTCCTTTACCCACGCTTCCACGACCACGGTCCAGGCGCTGTCCGTCAGATGGCCGTCCGCCCACAGCTGCCGCGCTTCGCCGCTCAGCCGCACGACGCCGTAATTCTCCGGCGCCTTGTTGACCCAGGCGTCCTTCGCGAACTCAATGCCCTCCAGCGTGTTCAGCTTCGCCACGATCTTGTCCATCGCGTTCACCGTGACGGTCGCCTGTTCAGCTGTCCGGTTCTGTCTCGTCCGTGCCATTCTCGTCGCTCCTTTCGACCGTGATCTCGATGCCGTCGTCCTCCGTCATGTACGTGCGGACCACACGGAACTTCTGCCCGTGGTATTTCACCAGGCGCTCGTTCCGGTAGTCCTCGGCCAGTGCCAGTTTGAACACGTACTCCGGCTGGATGCCGGCGTTCAGTGCCGTGTAGTATTCGCTCCGTGTGACGCTCTCCACGGTGCACATGACGGTCCGTTCCGTGTCGGTGACGGCCTCATGCACCCCGTGGCCCGTCCGGTTCTCGGTGATCAGCGCGATCACGTCCGCCCGCATCATTCCGCCTCACCGTCCTCGCCGTAGTCGGTGTAGCCGGTGGCGTGCATCAGCTGGGTCTTCTGGACGTTGTAGCTTTCCCTCAGCCGCTCGTAGTCGCTCGGGC